GTATCTTCCGACTATGCTATCGAAGAAATAGAAGAAGAAGGCTACTCTCCTGCTAACTTATATGAGTTACTGGATTACGATTGGAATGGTGAAGACATAGTTATTGCTCTCGGCTCGGTCGCCAAGGTCGTCCTGAATCGTCGTGTCATTGGAATGTGGAGACGCATCGGCGGGCGTAAGCTCGACCTCTATTGGTTCAGTGATTCCTGGTTCGACAACTGCCGTTTCCTCGGCGTTCGCAACTCTCAGAACCTTGAACTTAGTCCCTTAGAACCTTTGACTCTAGAGATTCAAGAGATAACGGTAAATGGTGTAACTTATGTAAGAAAAAGCGTATGACCAATGAAAAAATACTAGAGGAGTTTGATGATAAGTCCGAGAAACTAGACCAAGCCAGAACAGAAGAAAGGAAGAGGTTCAAGGAAGAGCTTATCGGGATAGTACCTAGAATAAATGGTTGCCCACCACCAGAAGGAGGGGAAAACAGTTTTGCTAGTATGTATGGTTTCAACGCTTGCCGAGAACAAGTACTAAAGAATATAAAAGCTTTATGCAGATATTAAGAAAATATGGAATGACAGAAATCCGAATAAAGATTGGTAAAGAGAAGTATTTTATTTGGAACACGCATCAAGCCTTCGGAGAAGAGACTACAAACGAAGACCTTTGGTTTTCTGATTATGGTATAAGAGCTTTCGGTTATAAATACTTCGGAAGAGTGCTTGGTGCTATTGCTAGTAAAAGGTAAATAAAGAATAACTATGAACAAAACATACGAACAAGGTTACGAGGACGGGTTTGATGACGGGTTTAAAGTAGGACTAGGAGCAGAGTTGAAAGTTGCAAACTCTGAAAAGTGTTATGACACAAGCCACAAGAAACCAAGCGAGAGGATTTTTGAGATAAAATCTGAGAATAACGAAGAACACTATCGTAAAGCAAAAGAGCATGGTTATCGTGGTCCACGAGCAATATATGGTGAAATTGAAGATGCAATAATCCAATACCTAGATGAGACTCGATAAACTATGGAACAGAAAAAGAAAGATCAAATAATACAAAAGCTAGTAGAGATTCTCGAATGTCACAACTGGGGAGAAGATAAGCTATCATTCCGGTTCAGTGTGACAGTAGATAATGAAAAAGAGAAGGAAATGTACGAATACAGCGAGAGGGTTTAATAATCACTTGACAAAAAAGAGAAAGGGTGCTAAGCTTAGTATACAATCTGGTTGAAATACACCACAACTCAACGAATTAACCGAGTCACGCTTCTATGGAGCAGTGGCTCTTTTTTTATAAAACGATGAAACCAAAAGAGGAGAGGATCATTGAAATACTTCAAACCATACAGAATCAGGGTATTGGAAAATTAGTATTAGATATAAAAGATGACAATAACTTTTTTATAATAGCCGAGTATCATATCAGCAATCCAAGTTCTAAAGATCGGCAAGATGCTGAGGATGCGGTTGATGGTTATGGGTTTGGATCGTATAGCATGAATGAGGTTGGAGGTGTGCCACTTTTAATAAGGGTTAAGAAATATAAGTTATAGGGCTTGACAAGAATTGATAAAGTATGCTAGAGTAGAAGGGAACTAAATAGCTGACGGAAAAACCGAGGCATAATCACACCGATTGTGTCTTTTTTTGCGTTTTCATAAGTTGAAGGCGTGTTTCCTATACGGAAAGCGAAAGGCGGCTGGGTAACACCCTATATAAATCCGCCTTCAGAATATGAAAAATGGAAAATAATACACAAAAACAGTCTGAAAACAACAGGGACTGGCTGAAGCCACACCAGTTTAAGCCTGGACAATCAGGCAATCCCGGCGGTCGTCCAAAGGGGAGCATATCACTTAAAGAATATGCTAAGAAATACCTCCAGGAAATGACTGACGAAGAGAAGCGAGAATTCATGGGGGGAATAGATAAGGTAGACATATGGAAGCTCGCAGAAGGGAATCCCCAAACAAACTCAGATATTACATCAGCAGGAAAACCAATACCTCTACTAGATTATGTTCGTCGTAACAACAGCACTCAAGAAGATACTGAAACTCAAGAAGAGACTTAGGGGAATACCGGGAGGAACTTCAGCAGGGAAAACAATAAGCGTCATACAGTTTTTGATAGATCTAGCACAGAGAGATGAAACCCCGACCCTAACCAGTATTGTTTCAGAGAGCTTCCCACACTTACGAAGAGGAGCCATGAGGGACTGGGAGAAGATCATGAAGGAACATAACTATTTTGATGAAAAGAGATGGGATAAGACTAACAGTGTTTATACATACGAGTCAGGAAGCAAAATAGAGTTCTTTTCAGTAGACGATAGCACTAAGGTACGAGGAGCTAGACGAGAGAGACTTTTCGTCAACGAGGCTAACAACATTAAGTTCCCAGCCTTCGAAGAACTAGAGGTCCGTACTAAAGAATTCGTGATCCTCGACTGGAACCCAACAAGTGAGTTCTGGTGGTACACGGACATTATGGGGAGCCGAGATGATGCAGAACAGCTTGTCCTCACTTACAAGGACAACGAGGGGCTTTCTAAGGAGATCATCGACTCAATCGAACAGCGTAAGAATCGTAAAGGCTGGTGGCAAGTATACGGACTCGGACAACTAGGAGAAGTTGAGGGCAAAGTATACCGAGATTGGAAGATCATTGAGGAGATACCACACGAAGCAAGGTTAGAAGTAAGAGGACTTGACTTCGGATATACCAATGACCCAACTGTTCTCGAGGACATATATAAATACAACGACGGATTCATTGTAGACGAGCAACTCTACATGAAGGGAATGAGTAATAAGCAGATAGCAGACTTTATCCTCAATCTCCCTAATCCAGAGACTTTGGTCATAGCAGATAGTGCAGAACCGAAGAGTATCGATGAGATACGGAGCTACGGAGTAAACATTATAGGTGCTACCAAGGGACAAGGTTCAGTGATGCAGGGGATTCAGTTCGTACAGGACCAGAGAATATCACTCACTCAGAAAAGCATAAACACAATTAAATGCTATCGAAACTACCTATTCAAGACTGATAAGGAAGGAAAGATACTCAATGAGCCAGAACACACATTTTCAGACCCAATGGATGCCATACGATATGGGTTTAGTAACTATCGACCAACAACAGAACAAATAAAAGATCCTTATTTAGAAATACATGGAACCTACTACCGAGACTAACGAATACGAGTCTCAAGAAAAACAAACGAAGGAAATGACAGAGGACCAAATCGTTAAGCGTATTGAGGGTCTCAAGAAGTCATACGAACAAGCAACTGTAGACTCTCGTTCTGAATTCGCAGAGATTTTTAACGTCTACATGGGAAAGACTGATTATATCCAGTCAACACCATACGCAACTAAAGATGATATTCCTAAACTTCGTACTGAGATTTCATACGTTAAGCCTTTTATCTTTTCCGGAGATCCTGAGGTTGAGTTCGAAGGTATAGGAGATGAGGACAAAGCTATTGCAAAACTCTATGAAAAAATTATCAATCATCGCTGGGCCACAATCCCAAACTTTAAAGAAAAGATTGAATCCGTAGTAGGACAATTCGTAACCTTCGGAACATCAGAAGCCAAAGTATTATGGCGTTTTTCTACTAAGAAAGAAATGAGTGAAGAGGTTGGATTAGATGGCAATCCCATGGAGTATGAGGTCCCCGTTATCGATGAACCAGATATCGAAGTACCAAATCACTTAGACGTGTACTTTAACCCGATTATCCCAGAGATAAAGGACCAACCATGTATCATTTTCCGTTCTGTGCTTTCTGTAAAGGAAGTGAAAGAAAATCCAATTTATAACTACATCGGGAAAGAGGGTACGAGAAACGCTGATAATTTAGAAGAATCAGGTGGAAAACAAAACCCGTATGACTCCTCAGGTCTTATGGGTGTAGATATTCCTAATGCTCAACAAGAAGCAACCAATGGAATGGTTGAGGTATTTGAACTTATCGACAATGACCGTATTCAGACAATAGCTAACGGGAAGGTCCTTCGTGATACTGAAAACCCATACAACTTTAAAAATGTAGTGAAGTTTGTTTTCGAACCGAACGCCATACCAAACCGATACGAAGGTTTTGGAGTAGGGCAAAATACTCTTGGTCTTGACAAGATGATTTACAGAATGACGAACCAAATTTCCACAAACGTCAAGTTAGGGAACAACCAAATGTTTCTTACTTCGAGAGGGACAGTTAATGATAAACGTCAATTTGTATCAAAACCAGGTGGCTTTGTCGAAGTAGATACCCAAGGAAAGTCTCTCTCAGACGTTATTCAACCTGTACCGTTCAATGATGTCACTCAGTCTGCTTTCGACCTTCTAGGTATGTTAGAAGACGCACACAAGCGAGCCTCAGGAGCTACAGATCTTATACAGGGTTCTGCTTCTAATGACACCCTCGGACAAGACGAAATAGCACAAGCAAATACCTCTAATCGCTTTGAACTCATTGTTCGAAGATTTAAAAATGGACTCGCTCAGATTGCTGACATGATGCTCAGAATGGAGCTTGAAAACTTACAGAGTCCAGATGCACAGATCCTTCGTATCTTTCCCGAAGAAATACGAGAGCAGGTTTACCAAGTCCTTATCAACGAGAAAGACAACGTACGATACAACGTCAAGATCAAGGGAGAAACCAATATCGCTCGTAACAAGAACCTCGAAGCAAAGCGACAAGTGGAACTCTTTAACCTTATGCAGAACTTCTTAACAGACCAAGAGAAAAGAGCCTTTGGTCGTCGTATAGCAGAACTCCAAGGAATAGACAACATTGATGAAATCATTTCAGAAACAAACCCAATAATGGAGCAGCAAGAACAAATGCAACTCCAACAGGGAGAAATGGAGATGGCTATGGGACAACAGCAAATGGCAATGGGTCAAGGAATGCAAGGAGAGATGCCAGGAGAGATGCCAGACCAACAAATGATGGGTGGTGGCATGGGGGACAACCTTAACCAGCAAGCAATACAATAATGGACCGCGAAACTCTACAAGCAGAAATAGACGAACTGGTAATGATGAGGGACTTAATAAGCTCTGAGATATTCCAGAAATTCATTGCAAAGCCAATGAGTAAGGCAAAAAAGGAAATGACAGCAAGCCCCCATAACTTCTATGTCGAAAGCGTCAACGAGTCGTGGAAAAAGGGTGGAAAGCTCGAGGGGATAGAGATCTACATGAAGCTAGTTGAAGCAATACACGCTGATTTAAAAAATAAGATTTACGAGTTAGAAGGCTCATCCGAAGGACTATAAGTCCTTTCAATGAGCAGTTTAGGTCGAAACACCGCTCTCTCTATGAATATAATTTTGGCATAGAGAAAACAATCTAAAACTCTACTTTTGGAATATGGATAATCCAACAGAAACAGCAATCCCCGTAGGAGGAGAAGACGTCACTTCTTCTCAGGGAGAAATTGATGCAGTTGAGACCCAAGCCGCGGATACTGAACAGACCTTTGACGGAGGCATTCAGGATGAAACGGATAGCATCAATAACCCCTGGGACATAGACGAACGCTTTAAGGGAAAGGCCCCTGAAGATATCTGGAAGTCATATACTGAACTTGAAAAAATGAAAGGCAACCTCAGCCAAAAAGCTGAAGTGGCTAATCTGATTGAGGAACAGTTTGGACTCACACCGGAAGAATTCAAGAACGCCATCTCTCAACAGCAAGCACAAGAGCAACAACAACTTATGCAGGAAGATCCTGCTAGGTACGCATTGCAGGAAGTGCAAAATCTAAAGCAAGAACTCGCGCTACGGAATGAAGAAGCATCGCTTAATTCTTTCCTAGTCGATAATCCTCACTACGCTCCGCATCGAGAAAAACTTAAAAAACTAGCTCTCACAGAAGGTATCGGATTCGATAACCTTGGTGAAAAAAGTTATGAAGAACTCGCTACTGAGTGGATAGGGGATGCCATAGCCTCAGGACAACAAGATGCTTACAAAAAGATTGAAGTCAAGAAAAACTCTCAGGCTTCATCTGTAACAAGCACTCCTAAAAGACAAATTTCTGAAGCTGACATGCGTAACATGTCATCTAAGGATTTGGAAGCATTATTGCCTCACGCTGATACATCTGAACGCCTGTATTAAAAGTTATGTCAGTAATGACAACTGCTTTGACATCCCCCGGAAATCTGACATCTACCATGCAGATCTACTACGACCGACTTTTCCTCGAAAGAGCTGAAGCTGCTCGTAAGTATGACTTCTTGGCGATTAAGAAATCTATCCCGAAAAATAGTGGTAAAGTCGTTTACTTTACTCGCTACACCCCTTTCACTGTTGATGGCACTGCTATCACAGAAGGTGTGAACCCTAGCGAAGTAAACTCAACTGCTTCTACTGTCATCGCTACAGCTGCCATTTATGGTGCTTATGAGCGTGTATCTACCTTCTTTGAACTTACGTCTATCGACGCTGGTCTTAAAGAACATGTAGAAAACTTCGGCCAGTTCGCTGGTGAAAAGATGGATTACGTTCTCGGTACTGCTATCTGTGCTGGTGCAACCATGCAATGTGCTGCTTCTAAGCAACTCACTGCTATCGGTTCTACTGACACATTTACAGTAGCTGAACTCCGTCGGGCTGTTAAAACCCTCTTCGACAACAAAGCTCCTAAGTGGGAAAGCGGCAACTATCGTGCTGTCGTTTCAAGCCAAGGTGGATTCACTCTTCGTGGTGATACTGCTGCTGGTAACTGGATCAATATCGGACTTTACAACTCTGCTGAAAACGCAAAGATGCTAAAGAACGGAATGATCGGATCACTTTACGGTGTAGACATTGTTGAAACAAACGTAAACTTCACTCGTGCTTCTACGGTAACTCTTTACAGTAACTTCGTTGCTGGTAAGGGCGCTGTAGCCGAAGTGGACGTAACAGGATCAGGAAATTCACGGGTATTTGTAAAGCGCTCTAACGAGTCTGATACATCTAACCCTCTTGATCTCTACAGTGTAGTTGGTTGGAAAGTCGACGCGTATACCGCAGTCGTACTCAACGCAAACTGGCTTGTCGACGTAGTCGCAGCATAGTTCGGTTGCTTATAGGGTCCAAGGTTCCCTGCGGAACCCTATAGGGGAGCAAGCAACCTCCATAATTAACTCTACTTAACTCTACTTAACTCTATATAACTCTATGAAAGCATTAGGAAATCGTGTTCTTTTACAAGTAAGTATAATCAAACGGAAAATCGAACAGCCAGACGGGACCACAAAGGAAATGGAAGACATTTCTCGCGAAGGTTCTGTGTTCATGGACACCAACAGTCTGACATCAGGTAACGGGCAAGAATACTCTCTAAAAAAAGGAGACAAAGTATATTACAACCCATACGGATGCGTAGAGATTGAAGTGAAGTCTAGCAAAAAGGCTAAGGTTTTGTGTGTTGATGCTGAAGACGTGTATGCCAAACTCTAGTCGCCATAATCATCGGTTGGAGCGGTTAGTAAAGAAGTTTAGTTTTCGTATCAGAAAAGTGCCATTCACAAACGACATTCTTTCTGTACAGTTTCGAAACCAACATCTAATGACGGTTCCAAAGAAAATATACTCGGAACCAAACCCTTATTATCGTGATTGGCTCGGACATGTTATGCCTCATTACTTTGAGACTGAACACCAACTCAAGAACTGGAACTTCATTGTTAAGCGCACACCCTATATCGAAAAATATGAAAAAGATTTCCCCTGGAAACCATTCAAAAAACCCCTATAGTGTTGTAGGTGTCTGTACTGACACGTTCCGAGAACGCGCAGAAGGACAATACGGTGCTGTTAGTTGGTATAGAATCATTAACCCCTTAGAAAAGTTAGGGGCGAAGATTATTAGCCAGCTTCGGGAAGTTACTCTTTCGCCAGAGTGGGCTATTGATTTTGCTAAAAATGGCAAGATTTGGTTCATGAAGATGACTGACAACGAAGGGATTGATCTCCACATTGGAGTAGCAAAGGAGTTTATGGACTGTAAATACGTTCTCGACTTAGACGACGATCCCTATACCTTTTCGAAAGACCACCCGGAATACCTGAAGCTAAAGGAAAAAATGCCACAGGTCAAGAAGATGATAGAGATGGCAGACCACATTGTGGTTTCTACTGAAGACATCAAGAAGGTTATTGAGAAAGATAACCCATACGTCACAGTGATTCCGAACGCCATTGACCCTGAAATCTGGAAGTTCACAAATCAACTGAAAGATGACGGGAAGATTCATATCGGATGGATAGCTTCTGCTTCACACATTGCTGACCTAAAGATTGTCATGCCTATTCTTGAGGATTTAGTATCACGTTATCCAAACGTGCACATACACTTCGCAGGAATGATTCACATGAAAATCATGGACGTCGATAACCCTACAGAAGAGATGATTAACGCGGCTACATTACAGCGCCTTATTGAACTCTCTAACGTAAAGGTTAATATCGAAAAGATATTGCCACACTTCACTCATCACATAGGGACAAGCGGATATCAGGATTTTCCAGAGTTTCTCGCCTCATTAGGACTAGACATAGCCATAGCCCCACTGGAAGATACGCAGTTTAACCGCTGCAAATCAAATATCAAGTGGATGGAACACGCTATGTTAGAAATCCCAATGGTACTTTCGAATGTCGGACCATATAAAGAAAGCGTGGACCATGGTAAAACAGGGTTCCTCGCTAAAAGTCGGTCTGATTGGATGGAAAACATTGGAAAACTTATCGAAAACCCTGAATTACGGAAGGAAATTGGACAAGCAGCTAAAAAAGCTACTCTAAAAGACTTCCATGTAAAGGATCAAATCCCTAAGTACGAAAAACTCTTGAAAAAAATCTCTGAACGGAAGGAAATTGCTGTAATAACAGCCATTGACGGAGGGAAAGACAAGCTAAGAGACCAAAAAGAGTACGAGGGAGTGGAGTACATTGCATTCGTCGATGAAAAGACTAAGTCTAGTGCATGGAAAACGTATCCGGTGTGCCAGAAGTTCAAGAAACCGGTCATGAATGCAAAGATTCATAAAGTTTTGAGTCACAAGTACATCGACCACGAATACATTGTGTGGATGGACGGTAACATGGACCTGAAATGCGACCCTCACGAGCTAGTAAAGCTCTTAGGAGAGAAAGATTTTGCATTCTTTAGGCATCCGGGAAGAGATTGCGTGTATCAGGAGGCAGATGCTTGTGTGCAATTAGGAAAAGGAGACATCCGGCAACTTGCAGAGCAGACAAAACAATACGCGCGGAATGAATATCCCTACCATAATGGACTTTGTGAACTCACAGCTTTCGTAAGAAGAAACACTGAACAAGCAAATCTTGCGTTTGAGCGCTGGTGGGCAGAGATATGTCGGCATTCAGAACGCGATCAAGTCTCTTTTCCTGTAGCAATGCAGGATGAGAAGTGGGGAATTATCCCCGGATCAGTCGCAGAAGATAAAACTGACAGACACCCAGGAAACCGTTACTTTGATTGGAATAGGCATACAAAAATATGAAAATCCACATTGTAAATTACGAAATCGGTATCAAATCAGGAATTCTGACGAAATATGCTGACCAAATGGTAAACAACTTGATTCGACTTGGTCACGACGTAACTATTTCTGAGAAACCAGAAGCGGCAGACATCAACCACCATATCAACTACCAGTCATACCAGTCACATAGTGGAAAGAATACCACTATGGTTACGCACATTGATACTCCTGAGAAAATCGAGAAGATGAAACAGGTAGCAAAGGAAGCGCATGGAATCTGTATGTCTGAGGAAACCAAAGAACAGCTCGAAAAGGAGGGTATTAAAAACCTTTCTGTAGTAAACCCGGCAACGAATGTAGTACGAAGACCTCGAATAATTGCAATCCTTACTCAACTCTACCCAGACGGAAGGAAACGTGAGGAAATGTTTAAGGCACTACTAAAAACAATAGACCCTGAAAAGTTTGTTTGGAATATCGTTGGGGAAGGTTGGGAGCCTATAGTCGAAAAAGTAAGTAAAGCTGGTCACAGAATCATGTACCAGATGCACTACTCTCCAGAAACAGGGCAGTCAATACTCAACTCGGCTGACTATCTTCTCTACTTCGGTAAAGATGAGGGAGCTATATCTGTATTAGACGCAACCCAAGCAGGTGTTCGTACCATTGCCCCGTTAGTAGGATTCCACAAGGAGCTTGAGATTACACATCCCTTCGATACCCAAAATGAATTGAATAAGATATTTAAGGAACTTTCATTAAATCCAGCAGAAAACTGGACATGGGAAAATTACGTTAAAAATCACTTAGTAATATGGGAAACTCTATGAAAAAAGCACTAATCACTGGAGTCACAGGTCAAGACGGAAGCTACCTGGCTGAAATCTTACTGGAAAAAGGCTATGAAGTACACGGGTTGATTCGAAGAAGTAGCACTTTTAACAGACAACGCATAGAAGGGCTAGACATAAAGCTCCACTATGGCGATATGACTGATCCTTTCAGTCTCATGTGGGCATTAAAAGCCTCACAGCCTGATGAAGTCTACAACCTAGCGGCCCAAAGCCATGTGCAAGTAAGTTGGGAAACACCACTCTACACAGCTCAGACAACTGGCATCGGAGTACTAAACCTCTTAGAGGCAATCAGGGTACTCGGAATAAGTCCAAAGATATACCAGGCAAGCACCTCAGAACTCTATGACGGATTAGAAGCCCCTCAAACAGAGGACACGCCATTCAATCCAGTCAGTCCATACGGGACAGCTAAGCTCTATGGGTATCAGTTAGCCAAGAATTACCGCGATGCCTATGGAATGTTTATCTGTAACGGGATTCTCTTCAACCATGAGAGTCCGAGACGGGGAGTAAACTTCGTCACGCAAAAGATAGTCCAAGAAGCTGACAAAGGAGAAGTGCATTTAGGGAACACAGATGCTAAAAGAGATTGGGGTTATGCACCAGAGTTCATGGAAATGGCCTGGCTCATGCTCCAACAAGATGAACCTGATGATTACATAGTAGCTACAGGGGAAACTAACAGCATTAAGCAGTTCGTAGATTGGGTGGCAGAAGAAGCAGGACACGAAATAAAAATCATACAAGACAAGGATTACCTAAGACCTGTAGACGTGCCCACGCTACACGGGAAGCCAAAGAAAGCTCAAGACAAGTTAGGTTGGGTTCCAAAAGTAAAAGCAAAGGAACTCGCAAAGATAATGTACCAAGAACGTAACTCTACAAAACTATGAAAGCAAAAACCTGTAGGATGTGTGGAAGTAAAGATTTGAAGCAGTGGTTAGATTTAGGACACCAACCCCATTCAGACCAGTTCCACAAAAGTAAAGAAGAAGCAGAAATGACATACCCGTTAGGGGTATCAGAGTGCCAAGATTGTGGCCTCAATCAGTTGACATACATTGTCGCTAAGGAAGAACTCTACTTGAATGATTATCTCTACGAATCTTCAATTACCAAGACAGCAAATGCCCATTGGACTGAGTTCGCAGAAACCGTATCTGAAAAGGTCGGATTAAAAAAGAACTCTCTCGTTGTAGATATAGGGTCTAACGACGGGACGCTCCTTACCAAATTTCAATCACTCGGACATGAAGTCTTAGGGATTGACCCAACACCAGAAGCTACTCAGATTGCTATAGATCGAGGAGTTCCTACTAAACAAGAGTTCTTCGGAGAGTCAGGGTATGACTTTAAAGCAGACCTTGTAATCGGAACAAATGTCTTTGCTCACGTCCATGACTTGAAAAAGTTTATGAAAGACATTGTGGGCATCTTGACGGATGAGGGAGTATTCGTCTTTGAATCTCCTTACTTTGGAGAATTCTTAAAAGGCTTAGAGTACGACACTGTGTATCATCAACATCTTTCATACCTCTCACTGAAGCCAGTAGCAAAGTTCATGGAAATGAATGGAATGGAAGTGTTCGACGTAGAGACTCACGAATTACACGGAGGAGTATTCCGAGTGTATGTTGCCCGTAAAGGACAGCGAGAAGTAACTACAGCAGTACACGTCATGCTCGCCTCAGAAAACTGGACTCTCGCTACGTTAATATGCTTCGCAGAGTTAGTAGAACATAACCGTGACCAGATAAGTGAACTTGTCCAAAACCTCCATTCAGAAGGAAAGACTATAGCAATAGTCTCAACTCCAGCGAAAGGCAATACCTTTCTGAATTACACAGGGATTGGAAAGTATATCTCATTCGCCACGGATAAGAGCAAACTCAAGCAAGGTAGATTTACGCCCGGAACATTCATTGAAGTGCTGTCTGACGAAACACTAATCGAGAAGCAGCCGGATTATGCTTTGTTACTGGCTTGGAATTTCAAGTTTGAGATTATCAACAACAACCCTGACTTCAAGGGAAAATGGATTGTTGCTCTTCCTAGAGTAGAAATCTTATGAGGCACTTAGAACTCGAAGGAAAGTTTAAAGACGAAAGAGGAAACATTGTAGACGTTCTCGTAACTGATAGCTCTTCCACCACTTACATTACCTTCGCAAAAGGTGCTGTACGGGGGAATCATTATCACAATGAAACCGCACAATATGACCTCATTCTTTCAGGAAAACTCATTTGTAAGTGTGGAAATAAGACCGTTGAAGTGGGGCCAGGAGAAATGATCACGCACTTACCAAAAACACCTCATGCTTATAAGGCACTCGAAGATTCTGAAATGGTGTCTATATGTTACGGGAAGAGAACAGGTAAAAATTATTCACTTGATACATTCAAACTCGATGATCCCCTTATCTAAACCCTCAATCACAGACCGAGAAAAGGAATACGTTTATGACGCTCTGACAAAGAGTGATATAGGAGTAGGACATTTTATCAACCAATTTGAAGAAGAGTGGGCAGAATACAACTTCATGAAACACGGAGTGGCCTGTAACTCTGGAACCAACGCCATTTACCTAGCTCTCAAGGCTTTAGGAATAGGGCCTGGGGACGAAGTAATAGTGCCTGAGTACACCATGATAGCTACCGCCTGGGCAGTAACGTATACAGGAGCAACGCCGGTGTTTGTAGACTGCGGAGACGACCTACTCATGGACATTACTAAGATACGGACAACAGAAAAAACGAAAGCGATTATATCAGTTCCTATATACGGAAGAAGTCTCGTAATACCAGAGTTTGGAGTACCAGTAATTGAAGACATGGCAGAAGCACACGGAGTAACTCCAACAGGAGACATAGCTTGCTACTCATTCTACGGGAACAAGATATTGACTACCGGGGAGGGAGGAATGTGCCTGACGAATAACAAAGAATGGGCAGATGAAATGCGACTGTACGCCAATATGTACTTCGACAAAGATCGCACCATGATTCATCCAAAAGTAGGACACAACTTCCGACTCACAAACATTCAAGCAGCTATCGGAGTGGCACAAGTGGAACGGATAGACGAGATACTCAGTAAACGAAAACAAATAGAAAAATGGTACGACGAGAACCTTCCCACGAGCCTAAAAATGCCACCTAGAGACGTGCTATGGATGTATGACATACAAACAGACCACCAGGAGGAATTAAAGGCTTATCTAAGCAAAAACGGAATAGAGACGCGGTACGGATTTAAGCCAATGTCAATGCAGCCCATGTACCTCGGAGAATACGAAAACCTCAACGCTTACAAATGGTCAAAAAGAATACTTTACTTGCCAACCTGGACTGATATGTCCCTAGAAGATGTCAAAAAGATATGTCAAACGATACAGTCTTTCGAGAAAAAGTAGAAGAAGTAGAGATAGAAATAATCCCAGACAAGCCGAGAGAAACAGAGGGATTGATTGTAACGGATATAGAAAACAAACCAGAGGAGATTAAAAAGAAAAATGCCCTAGAGGACTGGGAGATTGCAAACGGAAAATATGGCTTAGAGCTACTCGGTATTAAAGAAATAGCCAATGAATTTCCACTAAAAGGATACTTCGGGATACTAGATAAGTATATTAAAGAGCAGATCGGAGACGAAAGTACACCAGCCAAATGGCAAAGCATACTCGCAGAACTGGAAGGGGAAGTAAAAACAGAAAAACTAGACCCCTACAAAAGACTCAAGAAATTATCAGAATACATACAAGTAATACAGAAACTCAACAAACTAAACGAATTGAAAGCGAGCTTTAACTAAATACGCTGACTGAGAACCAGAGGCACAAGACACTACGTTTTGTGCTTTTTGATTCTTGTCTTCTGGGCTGTTTGTAGAGTTACAGCCTGGAATACAAAAATTAAATAAACTTTGGAAAAAATAATAAATATGCCATTTACACCAACAACCCTTGCACAACTGAAACAAAGCATAGCAGACCGCCACGATGCTGGCGATTTACCAACTGATTCTACTACTCTCGCGTATTGGATTCGGCTACTTAACCGTGCCAAAGATTACTGTGCTGACAGATTGAAACTTACAAAAAGCACCTCGCTCACGACAGTATCAGGGTCAGTCATTCTTCCAGATGACTTCATTCTTATCAATCAAGTAGTGGATTCAGGCGACAATCAGTGGACTCTTATCTCAAAAGAAGACTCTGAAAGTGCCTCAGGACAGTATTACTGGGTTACAGGGGACCAAGACGGAAGATTTTACCTTAAAACCCCTTCGGACGCTACCTTCACCGTCTACTACACCTACCGACCAGCAGATATGAGTGCTGACGCTGACGAGTGTGTTATTCCAGACGGAGAAGCTGTGGTGGCCCGTGCCTACGCCATGCTTCGTATGGCTGAATTTGACCCAGCAGAAGACGCGGACAAAGCAATCGGTGAATGTGAACGAAGACTCAGCGAAATCATTTACCAAAGAAATATCAACGATGGAGGAACTACCTTTACTACACAAATGAACGCATAATGCCAAAAAAAGCTGAATTTATACAATATGACAATCTCGGCAAGGGTGTAAACACCTTTACGAGAGACACCATGATTAACGATACAGAAGCTGCGGAAGCAACTGACGTTTGGAGTGTCGGGAAAAACTCAGTCACAAAACGGCCAGGGATTGGACTCGCAATCACACTCCCTACTTCGGCTGCTGTAGTGGGACTTGGAACATATTACGCAGGTGCTACTCGAAAACTGCTCGCTATGAGTGGAGGGACATTGTACGATGTTGACCCTATTTTAGGAACCTCTACTGCTCTGACTGCTGCGGTAGCCAGTGCTGCTGTGTGGACTACTAACCTTCGGACAGATATGTGCCAAGCAGGTGGGTTTGTCTTTATTCAAAATGGTACAGATGTTTTACGGAAGTATTCAGGAACTGCTATCACAAACCAAACGAACGGAGTTATCGGTAAGTGGCTTATTTACTACAAAGCTTCTCTCTGGACTGGTGGTAATACTACTGCTGGGAACGAAGCTCGACTCTACCGGTCAGGAACTGACGCTCAACTCGGAGACTTCACGAACTCGACCGCTAACCCCTTTGCTACTTCCGTATATGTTTCAAAAGATGATGGACAAAAACTTTCAGGATTCTTTAAACACCAAGATTTCCTTTATCCAGTCAAGGAGCGTTCTTTATGGAGAGCCTCTCAAGATACTACTACTGCTGCCACCATCACACTTGAACTTGTTGACCCGGCGCGTGGTTGCGATTCTCACTTTTCGATTGATACAGTGGAAAACGACAACTTTATGTTCAATGAAAAAGGTGTCTACGCTACCGGATATGAACCAAACATTCTTGACCAGATTAGAACAAATATCCTCTCACTTCGTATTGATAACTCAATTAAGACTATTGAAAAAGATAACCTTGACGACGTAGTGGGACTGTATCACGACAACCATTACTACCTTTCTTATACGTCAGGAGGAGCGACATCCAACGATACAATCATGGTGTATGATCGCCAGCGACTTGGCTGGTGGGAATGGGACTTGGGAGCTAATTGCTTTTCAGAATACAAAGACACTAACGGAGACACAAAACTGTACTTTGGCTCTTCGGCTGCTGATGGGAAAATTTACTACTTTGACCAAACTCTAAAAGCAGACAACGGAGTATCTTTTACAACCAACTGGAAGTCGCCTAAGTTTTCATTTAAAAACTACGCTCAATCAAAATACTTTCTTAATGTTTTGCTCTATTTTGCGAAGACCGCAGGGACTATTACTTATTCAGTCTATGTAGACGGGAAATTGATAAAAACAAACACGGTTCCGATTGGGAACACGGGATCGGCAGGTATAGGACAGGGAAGCATCGGAGTAGAAATGATAGGAGTCGGTTCGGGAAGTTTAGAACTTGCTGACTCAGGGGGAGGAGACTTTGTAAAGATACCCGTTAATAAAACAGGCAGAAATATCCAAATACAGGTCGAAGATAACACTAGCACCCAGTCATGGGAACTCAACTCAATAGAAATGCAAATAGGGAAAAAAATTAACAACCTTTACCAACCTTCAACTAGATAACTAAAACAATATGTCCATAATAAAACATCAAAATAACTTTGCTACAAACCTGACTTCTAACCAGACTTCAGGAGTAACAACCACGCCTCTAAACTCTATTCCGTCGATAGCAGCTCCTTTTTACATTGCTTTAGACGCGACAAACTTAAACAGTAAATACGAGGTCGTATATGTAACGAGTAAAACCGCTACCCATATTAACCACGCGGCTACTACTTACGCCCACACAACTGCCGAAGAAGTACGAAATATCTTACCGGCAGCAGAAATAGACACTTTTGTAGTAACGCCAGGAACAGATAACGTACTAGCTCTCAACGCTCCGCAAGGATTCTTAATTAACGGGAAAATAGTTCCTTCTGTAACTTCTAGCAACCTCACTGTAGCTATCAAAACTCTGGCAGGAACAGACCCCTCTGCCACCAACCCAGTGTATGTGCGTATCGGAGACACTGTCCGTACAATAACAGCAGCACTTTCTGTAACAAAAAACGCCGCAACAAACTGGTTCAACTCTGGCTCGGCTGAACTCGCTACCAAAGAAGTGGATTACTTCGCTTATCTCGGTTATAACGCCACGGACGGAGTAGTCATTGGTTTTGCTCGAATCCCTTACGCCACTTCTTATGGGGATTTTTCAACGACCGCGAATCTAGCGAAGTATGCTGCAATCTCGACTATCACTAATGCAGCTTCGACAGATAATTATGAGTTAGTAGGTAGGTTTGCGGCCACGTTATCAGCTACCGCAGCTTTCACATGGTCTGTACCTACCTTTACAGCTATCAACCTGATTCAAAGACCGATTTACGAAACCCGTTTACTAGAGTGGGTTACTACTTGGACAGGATACAGTGTTGCTCCTACTGGGACATACCGATACCGAGTCGTTGGAAATCAACTCCGACTATACCAATACAATCAAATATCTGGAACTTCAAATGCTACAACTAACAAATTTACAATTCCATTTTTGCCAACTGTTGCAGGAGGAGACACCCGTGTTAATTACGGATGGGGAGTTGATAACGGGTCAAATCAGGGAGATACTCCCCGACTAGATTTAGATACCACAGGGACACTGACTTATCAGAAGAGTGGGTTAGGAGTAGCGTGGACTGGCTCTGGCACGAAAAACATCGGTTTCAACGGGTTAACTATAGAAATTTAAAAAACAATATGTCAACAAAAAGACCAAAAGGAGTAAGTAAGAGAGAACTAGCTTCTCAATCAAAAGTGAAGACTTTTAAGCCAACAGTAAGGAAGCAACCAACTTCTCGAGGTGGCTTCGATTCCGCAGCAGCTTTCAGAAAAGGAGCCGCTTCTGCCTTAGCCTACAACACCAAAGCAGGGAACGCTCCGAATAACAATCGAATGGATACGGAGGGGTATACTCAAAAAATATACAGTGGTCTTCCTAGTAATTCAGCAGCTAAAAAAAGTGCCGCTTCTGACGCAGGAGATAAAGCAAGATCTATATCTCGAAATAACTCGTCTAACCGGGCTATGGCTTCAAAAGCTCAATCGGGACTTTCAGGAGCAGAGGGCATTACATTTGGTACAGGACAAAAAGTAGATATTGACGCTGCATTGTATAGCGATGGGCTTCGACAACGAGGTGGCATCGGAGGACAAAAGCAAACAGGTTTAGGTCGTCTAGCTCAAATTGCTAATAATCCATTTGGAACAGGTGGCTCAATTTCTGAAGCACTTAAAAACAAGATGGGTCTATCTGGAGTTGATATTTCATCTGCCTTAGGTATAGATGACTATTTAAGAATACCCTCTGCACAAGCTGAAAATGATCCCTACAACTATGCTGAAAAAAATATAATCGAATTAGCAGGACAAGGTTTAGGGTTTCCCCAAACACCAAAGACGTCTAATCCATTTGATGGAAATAATAATGACGGTATGGATGATGGTCTCTCTGGGGCTTCATCAAGTATCTTCAAGAAAAAAAATTCGAGTCCAACAGGTGATTCATCAAATGATGATAGCAATCGAATGGATACTGAAAGTTACACCCAAGACTTATACGACAATCCTCCATCTTATCTCGACCAAGCAACAGAACAAGAAGACCGATCAAATCAAGACCAATTTCCACAAGACGGAAGCGTTCAGTACCCAGGTGGTACACAGGCTAACCGTTCAGGACGTGGCTCTGGAAAGTTTGGTAATGGTGCTTTGGTCAGTGATGGTGGAAACGACCCATACATAAAGGAGATGCGAAAGTCTCTTCAAGGCTTCGGTAGTCAAGAAAAATCTATCCGTAATCAGTTTGAAGACCTTATCAAAGCTCTTGACCCTACTTACGACGAATACCAACGACAAGGAAGTGATGAAATCAACAAACAGTTGTTGAACAACAACACTCAACTTGCTTCTGTAATGAACGCCAACAACACTGGGGATTCAGAACAACGAGCGCAGTTATTAGCAGGACAACAAAGAGATTCTCAAACTCAACTAGCTGACCTTGTACGAAAACTTCTCTTAGACAAACAGGAAAAAGTAGGTGGTCTACAAAGTAAACGAACTGACGCTGTAAATAGTGTTCGCTCTCAAAAACAACAGGCTCAAGAACGTCTTTCAAAAATGATGCAAGATCAAGCCAACACACAGTGGGATAGAGACTATAAAATGGCTGAGTTTAACAAACCCGCCAAAGGAGGGGGGGGGAAAACGTATAGAGACGCTTCTAAACAAATAGGTGTCAATAATAAGGGAGAGCCTGTCTACATGGACTTCAATACAGGTAAGCAGTTTACAGCGTCTGGGCTGAAAGCTAGTTATGACCCTTATGAAGCTGCGTTTGAGTCAGGCAGAAATTCTGGAGGACAGCAAGTGCAGTATGACGAAAACGGACGACCTTATATTGAACGATAAACAAAATGGCCAGAGTATACCTCGACACTCAAGTAAGACAAGCTCCTGTAAAGCAGGCTCAAAAAACAAGAGTCTACTTAGACACACCCCAAGTACAGAAACCGCAAAAAACGAGAGTCTACCTTGATAATAAGCCAACACCAAAAGCCAAATCTCCAGGGCTTTGGAATGGAATAATAAGGAACCTTGCTAAACCAATATCTTCTGCTACAAATCTTGCCGAAGACTCTATTAAGACTGCTCTCTATCCTATCCTGAATAAAGTAAAACCAACTGAATTCGGAGATTACAAAAAGAAACTCGGCATTGACTTTGCTGGACACCAGAAAGATTCATGGCAGGGGAATACTAGAAGAAGTCCGATTGACATATCAGCGGAATTTGCAGGTACTCAATTCAAGGGAGATACATTAGTAAGTAAAGCTGGAAGAGAAATGGCTTTGATGACTGGAGTAGGAGGAGACTTAATCCTTGATCCTCTCAACAAAGTTAAAATCTTAGGGCTGACCGCTAAAGGGCTTCAAGCTACCAAGACTGGTAAAATGGCACTTTCTGCTGGAGAGCAGGCAACTAAAGGACAACGAGCCTTGCTTCAAATTGGGAAAACCAACATTCTTCCGAGTGTAGGGAATCGTGTTTTGGCAGGAGCAAGTAAGACTAATGATCTCATAAGAGGAACTGGAGCTGGAAAAGTATTAGCCAATCTAGGTTCTAAAGTATCTACTGGTATTCGACCTGCTGACGTTTCAAGGAAAGAGTTTAAAATACTTTCTGAAGCTAGGACAGCCGCTAAAAATACAGAAAACTACACGAAGGACAAAGCAATCCAGTTTGCGAAAAATCTTGAACAAACACTGCGTAAAAATAAAGCTACAGAAATTGACCGCTCTCAGATACTTCACGCCATTGAAAAGGGGGACAAAACCATTGCCCCTAAAGGACTCGAGCAGGTATTTGACGAAGGCATGGCTTTTAAGGCTGAAAACGAAAGTTCATGGCAAGCCCTTGGAGGTTCAACTCTTGAAGATTACGGAATGGCTCATGTCGCTACCAAAGAAGTGGCCGAAGCTTCTCGTAAAAAATCTCTACAGGGTGGAAGGATTTTCTCAACTCAAACTCCGCAAGATATTCGGAGAGAATGGGTAAAAGCAGACGGGAAAGTAGTAAATATGTCTGATAGCGGAATTACTTATAGCGGAAAAACTGGACAGTACCTCAAAGGGAAAAAGCCAGTCAATGTCACGCAAGCCACTGCAAAGGAGATTAACGACTTTATGAAGGCAGAGGGGAAGACACCTATCTTCAAAGAAGACCTCCCAACTGTAGTAGCTAGAATGGGTATCTCTACCGGTAAGAAAGAAGCTGGTGTCGAATATCTAAGAGTAACCGAAGGATTAACTGGTACAGCTAAAGAACTGGCTGAGGAGACATACCAGAAAATAACAAACCATGAGACTGTTGCTAAGGCAATAGGTATATTCGATAACATCCAAAACATTTGGAAAGCTCAAGTTTTAGTAGCTCCTTCTTATCATATTCGAAACGAAGCAGGAAACTTGTGGAACAACTTTTTAGCAGGTGTTTCACCAACTGCGTACTCAAAAGCAGGGGGACTACAAAGAAAAATAGCCACTGGTAAACTTTCAAAAGCTGAGAGTATTTTAGTGGAGGACATGAAGAAGAATGGAGTTATAGGAACGGGGCAATATGGGGGAGACATTACACAAACGATCGCCGATGAACTCGGTGGGGCAAAGTGGCTTGGAACTCTCGGCGGACACAAGCTTCCGTTACCAGCTGTATTCTCGCAAAACTTCGGACTCTACAAAGGAAACCGTGCTGTCGGCTCGGCTATCGAAGACAACGCAAAAATCGCTCACTACTTACAGAAAATAGGGGAGGGATATGGCCCAAAACAAGCGGCTGAATCAGTAAAAAAGTACCTGTTTGATTATGGCGATCTAACCTTCACAGAGCAAAACCTTCTCAAAAGGGTAATGCCATTCTACACATGGACGCGTAAAAACCTTCCACTACAAATTCAATCGTTTGTTAACAACCCTGGCAAGTTCTCTAACGCTGCAACTTTACAGAGAAACATTGAGGGTCAAGTAGAGCGACCAGAAGAAAAGTATCTAGGTGATTATGTTAAAGAGAACTCCCCAATGCGTTTACGGACGAACTCTGATGGTACGACTTCGTATTTGATGCTTGGACAGTGGCTCCCTGCGGCTTCGGCTTTTCAATTCCTTTCACAAGCACCTAAAGAAATAATCAGGCAAATTACTCCAATAGCTTCTGTTTCTCAAATGGCTTTGGTTCCTATTGATAAAATTTTAAGAAACGTCTCTAACGACAAATTGAATGTACCAAAAGAACTGATACGGAATGAGTCTTTTTTTAGCAACTCTCTAGGAGAACAGGGAAAAGTAGAGAAATACCCTGGAGAGATGAAGTCTTTTCTTGGTGTTGATATGAGTGGAAAGATGGCGAACGTACTCAAAGGAATCCGTGTCTTAAATGAAATAGATAAATGGAATCCTGGTCTTATCTTCGGAGGGAAAGATATACCTTCTATGGTTCCTGGTGGTTCCGAGAATAGAGGAGCAAAACACTCTCCTGACGCACCAGAGTCAGCGAGGTTCAAGGATTTTATCATTGGAAAAGCATCCACCTACGACCCAGAAAACTCAAAAAAGTATTATGACGCTGATACAGAAGACCGAATGGGAGAATATACCCGTGCGCTTGATCAAGCACAAAAGTTTAAAAATCCTGATCGGGTGAAGCAAATCATTCTTGAAATGGAACAGTTCCAACAAGAACGAGATGGAAAGAAAAGTAAAGTGCTTGACCAGTACAACCTAATGGGAGATCAGTACCTCAAAGACAGATACGAAAACAAACAAGCAGAATTTCAAAGAGATGATGTTCGTAAAAAAATGAGAGAGATGATTCGTGAAGGCATTAAGTCTGGAAAAAACGAACTCATCCAGGAGGCGATACAACTAGACCCTTCGTACGCTAAGAGTGCAGTTAGTGATGCATTAAAAGAAACCAACACTGAACAAATGTCAGAAAAAGATAAGAAATTGCTTTATGAAATCGAACAGATGAAGACGGAGATGCGTTTACAACCTTTCTACACTAGGTAGCAAATGGATCACGTTGGCTTTCTTCGTACCAATCAGCAGATGGTTCACCAGTAGGAATAATACCCAAATAACAAAGAATAATAACTGCGATGATTATGTAAATTATTACACCAAGAATAGTTCCCAAAGCATTAAAAAAAAGTTTGAGAAATTTTATGACCGCTACCTCGGTTTTTTGTAACCAGTTCATATTAAGACAAGATAAACACTTGTAAAAAAGTCAAAGGGATAGAAACGAGAACAGCTAACAGGAGCCACTTATCTTTACGAGCAGTCTTATACAAAAAGAATATCAACCCATAAATAATTGCTAGATGAAAAAAATACACCAAGACATACAGTAAAAAGTCCTCTGGAACAAAGGTGTTACCAGCATCAGAGAAGTTTTCATAGATGTAGTAGAAGTAGAACATCAAAAGAAAAGAGGCTATGAAGGCTCCTGGGTACTGTAACAAGTAAAGTAATCTATTTTTCATAAATTTGAATTAAGTAATACCTTAGCTGTACCACCAAAACAATAATTAGTCAAATCAAACCCTATGGACTGGAAAGAGCGGAAGGAACAAGAAGAACAGCAAAGAATTTTAGAAACCGGTGGAAATCAAACTGTTTTTAGTGTCAGTCATTCCGATATTAAAGAACGTGGAACGACTATGTGTAAGAATCATATTTGGAAAAAGCTCTCCGATATGGAAGTTGCCTGTACTGTATGTCCAACCGCGCTTATCGTTAATACTGAAGTTTTAGAATCTCTCATAACCGCTTGACTTTTCATACAAATAGTGATACATTGTAATTAACAACTAAATAAAGCTGACCGAAAACCGGAGGCCCACTATCTACATGATGTGGGCTTTTTGCTTTATTCCCTTTACGCATTATGAACTCACTCAAATACTACATCGTTATCGGTCTCGCTCTCACATTCCTTTTTACTATCGTCGTGAGCTATTCCTTGAGAGTTATTAAATCAAACGAACACACTATCTCAGAGATTAGAGAGAGCCAGTTAGAGATTAAAAAAGAAAGAGACATTCAGTTTAAGGAGATTGCAAAAAATCAGGAAGAAATTAAAACTATATGTCGTTAGACTTCATCATACAATACGGACCAGGGATTGGGCTTATCGGGCTTATGCTTTGGAATATCTACGACAAGCGAAACTCTGGAGTGGGAGAATTACGGAAAGAAATAGACAATGATTACAAAATCAGGAAAGAACAGCAGGACGGAAAGATAGAGGAGTTGAAAGTCGAGTTGATACGGCTTAGTGAAAAGATTGTCGCCCTTGAGGCTACTCTTACTGAAAAAGACAACCACATAAAATCTCTTACTAAGATACTGCAAGGCCGTAACCCCGAAGTATTAGCGCTTTTGGAAGCAATCAGCAAAAACCAAAAGGAAGAAAGCGACCACCGAAAGAGTATGCAAGAACAAAATAGAAAGATTCTCAACTACCAAACAAAGCTACTAGAGAAAAATCAAGGACGCTCAGAAAGGGTTGACGAAGCAAGCAGTACACATACAGGTGATCCTATGAGAGTACCAGAAAAGAAAAGTTAGTGGCTTCACTTCCTGCCAAGTAGGAGTGAGTTCATTAAGGAGGAGGAGTGCATGAAATGGAAGGAGGGACTTGCGTTCGGTGTCAAACGCGAATGATGCTGACACATCGTACCGAGCGTGAGCTACTCCCTGGCTGGCTTCTGAGAACAGAAGTCTACTCCAGAGAATGTCCTCACTGTTCGGCTCAAGTAATAGTTCGCATCCCAACGTGGGTGTGTCTTATGTGGAAGGTAATGAAATGATGATTTGCCCTAATTGCGATTCAGTAATGATGGTGAGGGAGAACGAGAATGACTGCTATGACTGCCAATGTGGTCTTGAAATCAAGACACCTAAAGGTTGCTCGGATTGTCGGTCAGACAACCTCACTCTTCCTCTACCGTTCCATCCGGAGGAGAAGCCATCGCCAACGGAATGGCGGTAAACGGGAGAAGTAACATGTTTTACTACACCCTCTACGTCTACTGGATTGTCCCAGTGACGACCCTACCACCCGTCATCTATGCATGAAGGGAGGTGGTCTAAATCTACGGTGGTGACTTCCGTTAAAGTCACACTTCTCTCCCAGTTTCTTTACGGGAATTGAGAGAGGGGTAAAACAAACCAAGTAGCGGATGCCCCGCGAAAGGGGAGCAACACGTTGCAACGTGCCTCATATCTATATAGAGGAAACTTATGTCTACGGGCATAGGACCTTCCTAAAAGGGCTGGATATACGCAAAAAGGGTTCATACTCACCCGTTTCCAGTCCCTTTAGGAGGGGTAAATGTTCTTTAAAATCAGCAGTCAAGTCAAGTCAAAGTTATGTCTAAAGAAAAGAAATTAGTGAGTGAGTATAAAGAAGAAAGAATGAATAATCCAACAATAACGGGTTTGTATGCGTACAATATCATTGAAAAATATTGTATAAATTTTTTAGGAGAAATCTTAACCATCATAGATGCAACCTACAGTGAAGAAAGACAGAATAAAGCGATGAAAGATGTAGTCAGACAGTCTCTTTACAGAATGTTAAATAACATGCAGGGAGACTTTTCCCAAATAGACGTTATAGACGGAGCAACTTGGGGGTCGGATGGTCGTTTAGAAGAGAAAAACTAATCAATTAAATAAATGATTAGACTGCTGATTTTAAGGAACAAAGACCACTAAGTGTGAAAGTGTGGCAAATAATCTTATAAAAAACGCTTATCAGATATGAATATAAAAAGCACCGTCAAGAACGAGTTATACGTGGCCAGTTCGGGGTTATTTTTTGGGCTACTTTCTGGTTGGGCTTTTATCTCGCTGTGGTTTCCAGGATAGGTTTTTAACACAAAAAGAGTATGAAGAAAGAAGATGTAGAGAAAGAATTTCTGAGGTTGCTGAAACTTTTGGAAGTAGGAAACTACGATGTGCAATTCCTCTATAAAGGAGTGAAAGGTTACGATGCCGAAAGTAAAGACTATAGCTATAGCACCGAAGTTAAACATCCATACAGGGTCATTAAATTACACATCCATAAAAACGGACTTGAGCTTGATGAAAAAGATACCACTCTTTACCTTTTGCACGAAATCATGCATGTTGTTCTCTGGAAGTTCACAGAACTCGCTGAGAGCAGGTATACGACAGAACAACAGTTAGACCATGAGTTTGAAGATGTCGCTGATAATCTCTCCATGATGTTTAATAAACTGATATGAAAATCCTCTTTTTCGATCTTGAGACCTCGCCGATTGCTTCCTTTAACTGGGGGATATACGAGCAGAACGCCATCGGAATCATCGAAGACTGGTACTTACTTTGTTTTGCGTACAAGTGGCAGGGGAAAGGGGTAAGAGTATTAGGACTCAAGAATGGCAGGAAATCAGAAAAAGAATTAGTAACAGAACTTTGGAAACTCTTTAATGAAGCTGATGTGGTAATAGCCCACAATGCTAAAAAGTTTGATGTTAAAAAATCCAATGCTAAATTCCTTGAGTACGGACTGAAACCACCCTCACCCTACAAGGTAGTAGATACGCTACAAATTGCCAGGACCAAGTTCGCCAACACTAGCAATAAGCTCGACGACTTAGGAGCCTTACTGGGAGTAGGAAGGAAGGTAAAGCACCCAGGTTTTGAAATGTGGAAAGGCTACATGAATCAGGAACCGAAATGGATAAAGCTGATGCACCGCTACAACAAGCAAGACGTGGTGCTACTAGAGAAAGTTTACGACAAGCTCTTGCCCTGGATAGACAAGCACCCAAATTACCAGTGGCAGTTAAAAGAAAAGGGGGAGTTATGTTGCCCGAACTGCGGATCAAAGAAATACAATAATCGGGGAACGGAAATGAGGCTGAACTATATTATCGAAAGAAAATCTTGTAATGAATGTGGCAAAAACTTCTATGGTAAAAAAACTAAAAAACCTGCTTATGCTCACGCTTGAACAAGAGGACACTTTCAACGCTTTAATGATTGAAGGCAAAGAAGATGAAGCCCACGAATTTTATAAAAAACATAGTAAAGAAAATATACAAAAAGAGTATGACAATCGACAAAACACTTAAAGAAAGAGGGAGCCGGTACGGGGATTTTAAAGAGCATTGTCGCATTACGCAGAACATTAAAGAGTCCATGAAAGACTCTCCTAACTGGGAAGATTTACCGCCAGAAATGAAAGAGTCACTGGAAATGACAGCTCATAAGGTAGGGAGAATCTTAAATGGCGACCCTGCATACAAAGACAGTTGGCACGATATTATTGGGTACACGAGACTAATTGAACAAGACTTAAAATAATACTATGAAGATAATCGACGTAACACACAAACTTCCTTTCAAAAATAGTAACGGTACTATGCCAAAGGAAAAGATTACAAAGCTAGTGGTACACCACGAAGGAGTAAAAACTCCCTGGGTGTATGACACAGTAAAGCGTATTCAAAACGACGCTGCCTTTCATGTCTCTAAAGGCTGGGGGCATCTTAGCTACCACTACATGATGGACAATGTAGGGGATATTTATAAATGCCTCCCTGAAACGGAAATCGGCTACCATGCTGGAAATCTAGTAGTTAATAGAAGTTCCATTGCTATCTGTATCCAGGGAAACTACCAAGAACAGACACTCAACAATTTGCAGAAGAGATCTTTGGATAGATTTTGTACTTATATGTTTCAAAATCGACCAGACCTTCCGAAACTTATTCGTAAAGGATTAAAAAACCATCAAGAAGTGAGAAGAGGCGGTACAGCGTGTCCGGGAAAAAACGCTATTCCATTTGTTAATTTATTAAAAAAATAGTATGTCAGGAAAAATAATGTGGACAGGATTAGGATTAAGCGCGTTAGGACTCGGCTGGTTCTTTCCAGTTGTTGCACCATTGGGGGCAATTCTTCTCGTGTTTGGAGTAGTATTATTATGGCTAGATAAATAATATGACTAAGGCACAAAAACTTCATTTTAAAACTCAAGCGTATTCGTTTGTAAAAACTTACGCTACAGTTTTCTTAGGTATCTTTCTGTATGGTTATGACCAGCAAATGGATGTATTTTCTACCGCGTTTTTACTAGACGCAGCGAAAGTATCTCTCATCGCCCTTCTTAGAAACGCCTTTAAATGGCTGACAGAAGAGCCACCAGCAGTCAATCCAACAGTAAAAAAGCTAAGTAAATAGTCTTATGGGCCTTGGGAAACTGAGGCCCCTTGACTTTTTCTCCAGTTCCTGTATACTAGAATCAACAACTTAACTCATTGGCCGCTAGCAATGGGAATCGAAATATCGGTTATCTCTAGCGGGGTAACCGATATTTTTATTAACAAAAACAATATGGCAAATCGAAGAATGTTTAGTCAAGATATAGTCTGTTCAGAAGAATTTTTAGATATGCCACCAACTACTAGGGATTTGTATATACAGTTATCCGTAAGAGCAGATGATGATGGTTTTATCCAACCAAAACTGGTAATGAAAATGCTCGGCTCTACGATTGATGACCTTAAAATTCTCATAGCGAAAAGATTTCTTATAAGTTTTGAAACAGGGGTGGTGGTAATTAAACATTGGCTCATACATAACCTCATACGCCAAGACCGATACAAGGAAACAAGATTCAAAGAAGAGAAAAAAAGCCTTCAAATAAAGGAAAATGGGTCATATACAGAGCTTGGTAAACTAAATGGCAACCAAATGGCAACCAAATGGCAACCAAATGGCAACCAAATGGCAACCCAGGTTAGGATAGGTAAGGATAGGTTAGGTAAGGTTAGTATTAGCAAAAACAAGTTTTCGCAAGAAGGAGCAGAAGTTATAAAATTATTTGAAATAGTAAACCCCTCTATAGGAAAATACTACAAGAACACTACCCAAAGAGGGGCTTGTGACAGACTCCTTGAAAAATGGAGCTTACAGGAATTGAAGTTGGTTATAGGAATACTACCGGAAATGAACGCGGATAAGTATGCTAAGGGAAAATCAATAACTCCACTCCAGTTAGAAGATAATCTAGGGCATATAAAGTCCTGGATTGACCAAAAGAAAGCTAACAAACCAAAAGTAGCAATCATATGAAATATCAGGTAAATCTTTATGGGAACCAGTCAATTCTCCTTACAGACGAACAATACAAGCGTATCTTACAAGCTTGGGATTTAGGAGCAGAGGAGTTTTCAATCAACGAGCAACGCATACCAAGAAAAGCTATAAGTCATCTAGGCTATACGCCAGGAGCCTCTGAGCAGTCCAGAATTGAGGAGTCGGAAATGATGCGTAGTTTGCCCCAGGACGAACAAAAAGAGCTAAGTGAGGCAAGATACCTACTTGCACATAAAAACGCCACAGCGAGGCAAAATACTATGCTAGAGGCGACAAGAGAAAGAGTATGGAAGTCTTTAGGAGGTAAACCAATAACAATTGGGATTGAAGAAGCTAAAATATCACAACTCCCTATGAGTGAAAAGGAATCAGAAAGAGGGGACTCTGATTTTTGGGTAGATGAAGATGGTGTTAAACATTATGATTGATTATAAACAAGCTAAGAATAAATAATATAGATCACTTGCTTTATCAACCGTTTGCTGTTAAGATAAGGTATAATTAAAATACACTATGAAAAATACAGCAGCACAAGAGTTAGGAAGAAAATCAGCACAGTCTCGATTTAAAGGAATGACTAAAAAACAAATTTCAGAGAGAATGAAGGAAGTTTCAAAGGCTCGTTTTGTGGCTAAAGAAAGCCAAAAAGAACAAACGCTTGACAAGGTTTAATATATCCTGTATACTGCTATAAGATAAGTGAAGAGCGACAGTCGCGGTACAACCGGATTGCCTCCTAACAAGTCTACATAATCAACGTATCCAGTCCTTCCTCTCTCATCAGATATGTGTGAGGGGGGACTGCAAAAAAAGTATGGAACTAACAGCAAAAACGTATGATGACTTCCAGATTTGCTTCACAGCAAATGCAAGGGAGAACTCGTTACGAGTAGTGGGATCTTGGAATCTGATGGCAGGACGCACCACAGTGCAAGATGCCATAGACTTTCAACAAAGTGAACAGAACCAAGACACAGAGAAGCTAGAAGCTAAACTGTACGCCGGAGAGTTCTGGACCAAGAAAGAAATGTTCGACTGGGCTGTAGACTTAGAGATTAGTAAACACAAGCTAGAGAATATGTGGAACATTTGGGAAGAGACACCAGAGAGCGAACCTGATAGACAACCTTATGAGTAAAGACCAAATCATCAAGTACCTCAAAGAACATCCTGAAAAAAAGCATAGACGCTTTATCCCAGAGATTGTTCAAGAGCTTACAGGGGTAACCCCAGCAGCCCAGATAGCGGTTAAGGTAGCAATCAGGAGATTGCAGGAGCAGATTCCTAACGACAGCTTTGGACGCAAGAAAGAGAACGAGTGGCTAGACGAAAGAGGTATGAAGAGTCAGGGTGAGTTTGTGAGAGATGGCGTACTCTACCGAGTATCTAATCAGTAACTCAATTTATGAAAACAAAAAAACAAGTTAAAAGTCAGTTAAAACTTACAGCTATAATCCTCTTATCAGTTTTTATAGGAGCAATAGGAATGTTTATAACTGTAGAGGGTAAGAAAATGTATAAGGAAGTAACCGAGATCAACGTAGAAGTTGATAATTATTTTAAAGACGAGGCTATACGCGAGCAAAAGGTATTGTTGGTTCCAATTGAGGAACAGAAGGCACTACCAACCACGATAGAAGCGTCGAGAGTGGCTCCGGAGGGAGTGGCGAAAGCTCCCTCTCCTACTTCTAACAAAGAACTGTTGGCTCAGAAAGGCAAGGAAGTATTCGGAGAGAGCGAAGTAGAACCCTTACTGGCTCTAGTCCAGAGAGAGTCAAACTTTAGACACACAGCTCAAAACCCTACTAGTACCGCCTACGGGCTATTCCAGTTTTTAGACAGTACCTGGAAAGGACTCGGTGCAGTCAAAACTACTGACCCTGAAAAGCAGATAGAACTCGGAATCAAGTATATTCAAAAAAGATACGGGACTCCATCAAAGGCTATCGCCTACCATAACCAATACAACTCTTATTAGTATGACCCAACAAAGAAAAAACAACCTACTAAGAAAGCACCAAGCTAAGGTAGCTGAGAACCTTACAATCTGGGAGGACTACGAGGAAAGAGAAACTAACCCACTCGTGTATGTAGGTTTAGGTTTAGCAGTAGGAGGGATAATAATTTCATTTTTAATTTAAAGAGTATGGAAAAAGAACTCATAAAAGCCTTACTGAAAGTTCAACAAGAACTGCCAGTAATCAGCAAAGACACAAAGGCGTATAACTACAAATACGCACCGCTAGAAGTAATCTGGGAGAAAGTACAACCAATTCTTTCAAAGAATGGATTTGTAGTTACTCATGAAGTAGGTATCGGAGGAGTGAAGACTATTGCTTCACACGAACACGGAGAAAAATCATCTTTCTTTGAGTTTTCAACAGACCTCAAACCTCAAGATCAGGGGAGTGCTATTACCTACGGGAAAAGATATAACCTAGTAGCTCTCTTCAATATCCAATTAGAGAACGAAGATGATGACGGTAAAACAGCTCAAGACGCAAAAAAAGGCACTTCTAAGACGTTTTCACCACAAAGTGATACCGAAGCCCCACTATGCCCTTTATGCGACAAGCCAATGGTTATAAGCAAAGCAGGGAATCCTTACTGTAATGGGAAGTATAAAGGTACTTGTCCAAAGGGAGAGCCACAAGAATTAAACACAACAGACAAAAGAATAATGGATGAGCTTGATAGCTCGATTCCCGTGATACAACAAGAGGACTAATATGGATAAAGTATTTGCAAGGGGTATCTACTTCAACGAGAAGCACCAAAACTCTCCAGAGTTCGTGCTGGGGAGTATCACTATTCACAAAAACCTTTTAACTGAATGGCTCAAAGAACAAACAGTAGATGAAAAAGGCTATATCAAATTAGACATTAAGAAAAGCAGAGAAGGAAAGATTTACACAGAAGTAAACACTTGGAAGTCAGGAGCGACATCAAAAGATTTTCAAGAAGCATTCCCAGGATCAACACCATTAAGTAATTAAACAAATTGGTCAGACGCTTATCTCATAGAGATTCCTACAATCAAAATGAGAAACTACGTTCTGGCCACAGACCCAAGTTAGCTAACGAGTGGTCTGTCGGTGGTTGCGTCCGTAAATCAGCAACGCGTAGGCCAGGGGGAATAAAGGTTGGTAGCTCAACCTCCCCCTGCGATATAACATTGTTACTTAAAAAGAAGAAGTATCGTGCTGTTGGCTAAATCAAGCTGCGTCTTTTCCCACAAAGAGGAGATTTTGATTAGGCGGTGTGATATTTCTTCATTTTAGAAAATAAACATGAAGAAGAAACCAAAAGCAAAGTTAAAAGGTTGGTATGTAAAAAAACTAGACAAAGTATTCAGTATCTATATTAGAAAAAGTTATGCAAATGACTTCGGAATGGCTACTTGCTACACCTGTGGGAAGTTCGCACACTGGAAAGATTTACAAAACGGTCATTTTATATCAAGAGGACATATGGCAACAAGATGGGACGAATCCAATTGCAAAATTCAATGCTCTGGTTGTAACATTTTCAAAAACGGAAACTACACAGAATACAGCTATAGGCTTTTAAAAGAAATCGGAGAGAAGGGAATGGACGAGCTAATGGCGAAGAAGAAGCAAATAAAACAGTGGAGTATAGCGGAATTAAAAGAACTAATAAAAAAGTATGAATCCAATTAAAATACCAGCCATACTAGACGGGTCATTAAGAAAGAAAGATCGCTCTTATTCTATTAGGTTCACTACTTCTTTAGAGGTGGGGAAAGAAGACCGAGACATGATTGACGCTATGTTCCAGACCGAGGGGTGGTTAATTTTCGCTCCTAATGATGCAAAAGAAGTAGAGATACCGAAAGACCAAGCAGAAGTAGGTCAAAAGCCTAGAAGTCAGAGGTTACGGGGAGTCCTATTTTTCCTATGGGAAAAGAAATACAAAGATAGCTACCCAGACTTTGATGCTTTCTACAATTCAAAAATGGATAAGTGGATAGAAGATATTAAAGGACTTTTGGAATAGCTAAACCAATTAAATAAAAAGATGATTTACCAAGGAGACTGTTTAGAAGTAATGAAAACACTACCCGATAACTCGGTAGATGCACTCGTGACTGAGAACACTTGCATACTTTATGGGATATATGATATAATGGGATTATGGAAACATTCTGGAATAAGGTTAAAAAAACTAAAACTTGCTGGTTATGGACTGGCTCAAACAATGGGTCTGGTTATGGTGAGATACGCATTAAGAACAAAAAGTATTATACTCATCGTCTTTCTTACGAGTGGGCAAAAGGTGAAATTCCTAAAGGGTATCATATTGACCACTTGTGCAGAGTTCCAGCGTGTTGCAACCCAGACCACTTGGAAGCTGTTACACCGAAAGTTAATATCAATCGTGGCATCACAGCAAAGCCACATTTTATTAAAACTAAATGTATAAATGGACATGACTACTCAAAATTTGAATATAAAAGAAACGATGGTAAAGGGCGTAACTGTTCTGAGTGTGTCCGAAATGCCTCAAGGGAATATCAACGCAGAAAAAGGGCAAAGCTACTTGCTACAAGGGGATAGCTATGACTGGTTAAAAAAAATACCTGAGAACTCAATGGATTCAGTGGTCTGCGACCCTCCGTACCTCTTGAATTTTATGGGCAAAGATTTTGATAGGGAAAAGGGCAACCCTGCTGATGATATAGAATTTTGGAAACTTGTATTGAAAACAATGAAGCCTGGTGCACATTTATTAGCTGCTGGGATTGGCAGAACACATCACAGAGTAATGGTTACAATAGAAGACGCTGGTTTTGAAATTCGTGATTGTGTGTACCATGTCTTCGGTTCAGGATTCCCAAAATCTCATAACATCGGCAAGGCTGTGGATAAGTTGCATGGGAATGAGAGGGAGGTAACTGGAAAAGGAAAACCAATGAGTTCATTAGGTGTTATGCACGATGATGACTGGAAAAGTGATGAAAGCTACAACGAAACCAAAGGCTCATCACCCTACGAAGGCTGGGGTACAGCTCTAAAACCTGCGGTGGAAATTTGGACACTAGCTCGCAAGCCACTATCTGAAAGCACTATCGCAGAGAATGTATTGAAGTGGGGAACGGGTGGGATAAACATAGATGGTTGTCGGGTGGGGACAGGAGAAGATAGGACACAGGGTGGGACAGGTGGAATGAAAACATCTTATGTGGGTGGAGAATTAGAAAACAAAGTAGAAAGGGCAACAGGTGGCCGCTTCCCAGCAAACTTCATCCACGACGGAAGTGATGAGGTGATAGGGTTGTTTCCTGATACTAGCAAGAGCAAAGCAACTAGCAGGGGATTACAGCACAGCAGTAGACATGGCGGTTTGGCGGATATAGGTGGCAACATAAAAGACGGTACAGATACAATACGAGGGCATAACGATAACGGTGGCTCTGCCTCACGCTTCTTCTACTGTGCGAAGGCTTCAAAACGAGATAGGAATGAGGGGCTGGAGGGGTTTGAGGAGAAAGATTGTGGCAGAAACACGACTAGAAAATGTGGTAACTGTGATAAGCCTATAATTGGACTTTCTCAAACAGAAAAATGTGTTTGCGAGAATAGAACAGAGGTTCAAACTAAAAACAAAAACAATCACCCGACCGTAAAACCTACCGCCCTCATGCAGTATCTAGTAAGACTTGTCACACCAAAAGGGGGGACATGCCTCGACCCTTTTATGGGAAGCGGCTCGACAGGTAAGGCGTGTAAGTTAGAAGGCTTTGATTTTATAGGAATAGAGCTAGACCCAGATTATTGCAAGATAGCAGAAGCAAGAATTGAACATTGTAAGGTCGAAAATAAATTATTGTAAATAAACCAATTAAATAAAAGAGTATGAACGAACTTAATGTAGAAAAAATCGCTGAAAAAGCTATAGACGAAGCTAGAAAAGAAGGTGCAATTATTGTTATGACTGTAGAAGGGTATCAAACGGAATCAGAAGCATTGTATCTAAGAAATATGCTTTGGTATGCCAGGAATAATGGCGTGGTAGTGCATTTTATACCAAAGGAAGTATAAACCCATGATCCACCTCTTCACCCCAGCTCTCATAAAAGCAAAGAAACTCTCTTTTAGAAATGGAATCTTAGTAGGTGCTTCAACAGTGATAGGTGTGATTTTAATTAGTTTAATGAAATGAGTATGACCAATGAAAAAATACTAGAGGAGTTTGATTGTTTTGGCGAATGTACAGAGTGTGAAGTTTGCGAGTACCTTGGATACCTCGACTGGGCTGAAACCGTAGGAAATCCAGAGGGTAGTGTCATTGAAGAGAATATAAGAGTAGAAACTTACCTGAAAAAGAAAGAAGCCTCAATCAACCAAGCCAGAACAGAAGAAAGGGAGAGAGTGAGGGGGGAGATAAAAGAAGGGCTATTAAAAGAATACAAAGGGCAAGAAAGTCAGATACAGGATGCAGTAAATTACATCTCCTCCCTCCAAGATAACCCTAAATAACAAGTATGAACACAGAAAAAGTAAATAGGGTAGAGATTATTGACCATACTAAATCATACGAAGAAGGCGGAGGACGAGCTTACGTTAAGTGGGAAGAGGGTATAAAAGTAGAAGTAATGCTCCAAGACGATG